CACACGCTTTGAGAACGTGTAAACTTTGTTAAAACCGGGTGTTCATTGTAGAATTTGGTAGGAAAATGAGACTTCCTAGGGACTACTTCCCTATTAGGTCTTACCTCCGCTACTTTGAAACTACACACCCCCTCTCCTTGTTGTATAAGTTAATCGAGGTTGAATCTTTCTTTCAGTCTTGATTTTGTTACTAACGATGGTGGTGGTTGGTAGGGTGGAGCAAACTTGAGATCGCTTTGATCGGTGATTGCCTGTACAGGCGTGATCACTTGATCTTCACGATAAGAAACACTGTTTCTTCTCTTGTAGTTAACCGTAGGCCGTTCGGCCAATGGTAATGCTCTTAACCCCTCCCCACGATCGTTGAGGTACAATATCGATTCCTCCACCGGGTCCGACAATGGTCCCTTCTCCGGCTTCCAAAGCTTGGCATTATGCCGAATAGCTTTTGTCGCATCTTGTGCGTTCTTATCAGACTCAATGAACAGATCCTCAATTTTGATATCAGAATCAAATAGAAGGTCAATGTTCTTGAGGCTTGACAGACGCTCTCCAAGACGGATTGAAGGGTCATCGAATTTGACTGGGTGGAATTTCGGTATCATACCTCGGACAAGACGGCGAGTCTGCCAATTGCCCCCCATGACGCCTAACTTCACAGGCTGAAATTCTGGTCCTTTACTCCAATTCCGTAGGATACGCATACCTATGCGTAAATCTACCTCGGAGTTCCGGTTCCAATCATTTATGATCGGAAGTCCAAGACCACCTATCCATCGGGGCATAAACCATGGCAAATGAGTCGAGTCAAGCAACTTGCGGTGCTTCGCGATGAATTCTCCATAGACTTTGTCTTTGAGATCATCCGGAGCCATTGCAATTAATCGCTCAGCTCGGCTCGCGATGTTATTCCACGGATTATCCATGTCGGATTTATCAATCTTCATGTTCCTACCAGTTGGGGTAGATTTCTTCATCCCATAAAGTAGGCCCATGTTGATATATCCTACCTCGGTATACGGGCAGGAACGGACTTTAACTTTTCCGTCCTTACCTTCACCGATGATATCATGAGGTTTCTCCGCATCATAAATGTAACTGCGTGAGTTGATATTAACGAACTTGCGGGAGACAAAAGTCTTCCCAATTGAATTTTCCAGGCCAAAAGCCCCGGTAATTCTCTCCCAGATGGGATAAGTTCCAATTTTAACTTTAGCAGCTACGTCATCGCCATTAATGGCCATCGCCGTGTCCTTCAACATTTTGACTTTACGTTCCGTGATCTCCATACTCCATCTTACTGCAGCAGCATTTGCTATGCAGAGGACAGGGAATGAGACGATTGAACCCATCAACTGACCACTTTGCTG